AACTTCAGCTTGATTTTCTCCACGGCCTTGGTCTTGGCAAAGCTGCCGTGCTGGTACAGGAGGCTGACGTTGAGGCAGCTGTCCAGGCGCGGTCCTTGGTGGTCGTACTTAATCAGAATGACGTAGATGTTTCTGGGTATGGTCATTGATCGTTGTCATTCAGAGCCAGAGACAAGCCGCGTTCGGCAAGCACGACTCGGATTTCATTCATCGATTTCTTGCCCAGATTCGAGATGCACTTCAAGCGCGATTCGTTTTGTTGGGTCAACTGCAACACCGTGGTGATTTCCTCCGCTAGCAGGCAATTCTCGGTGCGGGCGGTGAGCCCGAGATCCTTGACCATTAGCCGGTGCGGCGATCTGAGCAGCCTGATCTGGTTGCAAAAATCCACCATTTCGTCCAGCGAATCGAACTCCACGTTCAGCTTCATGCGCCCTCCTCTCCGCTGCGCACTGGCAGTGCACAGTGGAGAGGACGGTGGCACTCATAGCCTTGGTTGCCACCAACCTCCGGTTGCCCCACGCGCTGCGCATCATTCACGCTAACGATATAAGTCCGGTGTCCTGGGCCACTGGACGACCTCCCCCCTGAGCGAGCTCGTGGAACTTACTCAGGCGGGGAGGGCGGGACTCGAACCCGCGTTTCCGAACAAGGTGGGAGGCGGCCTTGTTTCAAGTAAGAATGCCTCCCAGATGCGCTGCACGTGCCTGACGATACCGTTGTCTAGGCGAGACTCAAACGATCCTGAGTAACGCGGACGATAACGATAACGACGCCTAGCTCCTTACGCTTTCAGTGGCTCGAGCAGGAGCGCCACGACCACGCTGGCGATCCGATCGGTCACCGCTTCGGTTTCATTGGCGCGCATGCGTGCCTGCTTGATCTCGATCAGCAGCTCGTCGACCAGCTTCAACAGGTCGGCCTTCTGCTGCGCCGTGGCCTCGCCGCTGCGCTTGATCAGGGTGAACTTGCCGACCACGTTGTCCTTGCCCACCGCCTGCACCTGCGCCGGGTGCTTGTCGGTGGCCGGGCTCATGATGATCGGCACCACGATCTTCTCGGTCTTGACCGTTTCCTCGGGGTAGCGCAGGGCCCACACCGCGCGCATCGGGGAGGTGATCCACTCCTTGGTGGCATCCAGCGTCGGCAGCTCGGCGAACAGCTGGCGCAGGCGGGTCAGGCGCGCCTCCAGGCCCAGCAGCTCGTCGACCGGGATCTCAGTCAGGATGGGGGCACCGCGCCACATGACCGTGCCGAAGGCGCGGGTGTTGGTCTTGTTCTTTTGGTACTGCAGGTCCTCGGCCTTGGCGAAGATATCGAGCGCGTATTCGAGGGTGTCGATCACGGTGGTGGTGACCGGCTTCTCGTCGCGATTCTGGTCCTCGGTGGCGCTGTTCTCGGGACTGTCGACGATCATCTGCAGGCTCTTGCTGTGGCCCTGGAAGAAGTGGGCCGGGTTCTTGAACTTCTTCAGCGTGTCTTCGTAGAGCTGGTTCCAGGCGCCGGTCGGCGTCTTTTCGGCAGCGAGCAGTTCGTGCAGCTTGGGCATAGGAGTCCTGGGTCAAGTAGTGGTAGAGGTGTGCAGGTAATGCATAATGCGCACGGCGTGGTCGGCCTGGGCCCGCGCGTCGTGCAGCGCGTGGTGCTGGAGCAGGTTCTCGGGGGCAGTGATGCCGGGATAGAGCGCCGTCAGGGTGCGGAAGCAGCGCTGGTTGCGGTAGTGCCACGGCCGCAGCATCTGGCAGGCGTTGTAGGCGCTGGTCATGACCACCAGGTCGAAGTCCGCGCCCTTGCTCCACACCTCCTGCAGGGCCGACTTGGTGTACCAGAGAGCGAATTCCTCGAGCACGGTGCGCAGCTGCTGGCCACTGGCCAGCTCACGGCGCGCCTGGTGATCCTGGGTCAGCCACCACAGTACCGTCTCGGGCTCCATCACCATCCCGGCCGCGACGCTGCTGCCCAGGTTGACCGGTTGATAGAACGCCCGGTCCGGGTAGCTCTGCTGTAAATCGAACGGCACGGCGCCGACGGCCACGATGGCCGCACGCGGGCCGGTGCCCATGGTTTCCAGGTCGAGCATGCAGTGCACAGGGCCTCCGGCGTAGCGTTTCAGGCGATACGGTCGTCGTTTCCCGTGCTGGTGCACTGGTGACGATAGAGCAGACCGAGCTGGGCGCGGGCACATATCAGGTGGTTCTCTCCGCTGGCGAAGTCGATGTCTTCCCCCTGGGCCCAGCTGACCAGGTGGCGCAGGGCGGAATCCAGGCGCCGGGTCCACGCGAGCGGCTCGAGGTGGTTGTCCGGTCCGTACTTGAGCGTCCCAGCGGTCAGTAGCCGCGCCTCGGCCAGCAGGGTGGGGGGATAGATCAGGTGGAACTGCGGCTTACCCAGGTCGTGTTTGACGGCTGAGGTGATTGGCACAGTCTTGGAGGCAGGGATTGGGTTGAGGTCGGTGGGGGTAGGTGGTGGGCCTTGCGTTACGCCGGGGGTGCCGAGGACAGTGGGTGGAGGCATGGGTTACTTGACGACCTTCAAGGTGGTGGGGAGTTGCTCGGCCTGAACGATTTCCTGCAGTCGTTCGAAGAACCAGGCCGGGTCTTCCTGCCACGGCACTTCGATGCCTTTGGTCAGGCCGGTGGCGACGCGGATGGTCTTCAGCTGGATGCCGTGGTGGCGCAGATAGGACGTGAGCTTGTTGGGGCTGCTGGGCACGTTGCCGATGCAGAAGTTGAAGATGGTGTGCAGTTCTTCGCGGGTCAGCTTGTCGCGCCGTTCTTTCACGATCTCGTACAGGAGCTTCTTGTAGGCGTAGTAGGCGTCCTGCTCGGCGTGGCTGGTCGGATTGTAAGGACCGGATGGCAGCGACTCCCAGAGCAGGCTCAAATTGTTCTGCAGCAGAGCCTGGCCGACGATGTCGGCGCTGGGCTGTGAGGTCAGGATCAGCTGCTGACGGGCGTTGTTCATGAGTGGCGTGCGCACGGCGGGTTGGTCCACTTCGTAGAGGCGCAGGAACACGGCGAAGTCCTGCAGCTCGGCTTCGATGGCTACGAAGTCGGCCGCGGTGAGCTGGATCGGTTTGGATTGGAATTCGCCGACGTTGAAGCGCCGGTCGTTGGTGGCGATGATCACTGCGTCGGGCATATTGCTGGCGAAGATCCAGGCCACGCGGTTGATGGCTTCGTACGAGCTTTTGTGCATGCGGCGGATGCTGATCTTGGGCTCAGTGATCTGGTTCTTCAGGTTCGACATGATGATGCGGCTGCGGCCGGAGTCACTGACCTGTGCCTCGTCCACGAAGCAGATCAGGCAATTCTCCAGGTGGCCGTTGAAGCGATCCTCGAGCTCCTCCATGCGTTTGGTCACGACGTTGCTGGGGCTGAAGAGCGGAGTCAGGACTTTGCTCAGCAGCACGCCTTTGCCGATCCCGGGCACACCGTGCCAGACCCAGGCAGTGGTCGGCGCGATGCGCTGCTGGTAAACGAAGGCCAGCCAGTTGTACCAGTGGCGCAGGCAGTCCTGCCCGACTACGTGCTGGCACAGGCGGTCGATAGTTGGGAATGGGTTGTGATGGGCGCGGTTGAGCGCCTCGCGCATGTAGGACGAGGGATGGAACAGGTTCACCTCCTGCTTGACCGGGTCCAGGACGGGCAGCAGCGGGTCGTAGATGACGTTCCACAGGGGGATTGCCTCGGGCACGGGCTGGCCGTGGTTGATCAGGAAGTCGACGATCTGCCGTTCGCTGCGGGCAGTGTTGAGGGTCAGCTCTTCGGTGGCCTCGTCGTACCAGCCGTTGTAGTACAGCGCAGTGTTGAAGTCGCGGAAGGCGAGGAGGATCTTGTTCTGGTTCAACGAGAGTGTGGCCTTGGTCTGGGAGTGCAGGGTGTTGAACCAATACTCAGGCACCAGTTCCTGGGTGCGATACACCGGCTCGCCCTTGAAGTTGTAGATAAACGTCGGGTTGTCCTTGGGGTGCCAATAACCCCAACTGTCGCCGCCGTTGAGGTTCAGGTACACGTAGTCGCGTTCGTACTTGACCCCGGTGACCTGAGCCTGGTCGGGATGGGACAGGTACTCCTGGTGTTTGAAGTCCTTGACCTTGAAGCCTTTGGGGCCACGGGGCTCAAGCCCCTTGGCCTTGCGCAGCTCATCGATCTTGGTGCGCTCCAGGGCTTCGATCTGCCCGACGGTGAGCAGGTTGGGGATGGTCAGATAGTCGCGGGTCTTCTTGACCAGGCTGATGCGCTGGCCGGTGAAGTGGCAGATCGAGGCGGGCTGGCAGATGGGGGGAGCAACGAAGATCAGCTTGTCGGACTGGCAGGTGGTGATGTCGAGCCCCCAGTGCAGCGCCATGTCGGTCTTGGTCAGGGTCAGGTCGTTGGGAAATTGTTGCAGATTCAGCTGCTTGAGCCATTCCTTGAGCACGCTCGGCATGGCTGGCTGGTCGAGCAGGAAGAACAGGTGGGCGCGGATGTCGTAGTTGCCGTGGATGCCGTAGGACGCGGACCACTGAAGTATGTAGGAGGTATCTGTTGCGAAAATTTTCTGAAGAAAGTCGTCGATTGAAGCAATTGACTGGAGGTTATCGATGTCCAGACAGACCCAAGACGTGGGATTATAGGCGTTGGTATGACCGGCTCTGGATTCCCATTCGAGCGGGCGATCCAGCGTTCCCTTGAGCAGGCATGCGCCTTCCGAGGCGGCGGTGGTGATGACCTCGTATAGCTGCTCGATGTTGCAAACGTCGTAAATTGAGGACTTAAAGTGATAGACGTTGGGATAGGGAGTTTTTGTCGTGTTACGAAATTGTTTGCAAATCGGAACATGGGCCCGTAATTTCGCAACAAGTGTAGGAAGCACGCTGTAATCTCCATGCTAGCAGTATGGCTATGAACAATCGTTCGATAAAAATGTTCCGAAATTTCGCAACAATGGAGGCGTTTCGGAACAAAATCGCAACAGAGAAAACCTTTATAGATTCTAAAGTTAACTCACTTTGTTGCGATGTTCCGAAATTTTTGAGCTATTTCTACTACAGAACTGCGTAGTGTTTTTAGAGGCTAGAAACACATATGTGTTCCTGTGGAGTAAATAGTCGAAAAATTTCGGAACATCGCAACAAGCCGTAGAAAGCTTGCTGAAACGCTTCAGCTTATTTTTGGTTTTGTGACTGACGCCGCTGACGAGGGCGTGGCCGGTGATTGATTCAACCCTACTCCTGTTCCCCCCGGCTTGTGCTACTGAACAACAATTTCTTTTCGGGCCTGTAAAACTTACGCAAATTTCTCCTTGATTTCATTGAAAGAAAGCTGGTAGTGGTTGGCCAGGGCGGTGAAGAAGCTGATCAGGCTGAAGATCGGGCCCTCCACTTGGGTGCCCAGGTTCTCGGGCAGTGGGATGAGGGTGATGCCCAGGCGTTGGCACAGGTCGCCCGTGCCCTCCTTGAGGTAGTCGATCGAAGCGCGCGTGGTGTAGATCACGTGGTCTCCTTGAGGCGCAGCACGAGCTCCCAGTACAGCGTGGTGAACGCCATGACCAGGACGCCGCGGGTGAAGTCTTCTGCCTCCATGGCTTTGCATAGTTGGTTGGTGAGGGCGCTGACGGCGATGCACCCGACGATCTTCAGCACTGGCCGCATCAGTGCAGGTCCTCCTCGCCCGTGCCTTGCTCGACCAGCGCCTCCAGCTTCCTCTCCACCCGGTCCTTGAGCTCGGTCCACAGGTCGTGGTTTTCGGTGTCGAGCAAGGCGGCGGTGACCAGGAGCACGCGGATGTTGACCGGCACCAGCCCCTCGGTGCGCTGGCCGTTGATGTGCACCTCGATCGTGCTGTCGTGCTTGAACAGGATGGCGCCCTCGTCTTCTTCGAGAACGATCGTTTGTTTCTGGAATTCGACCTGCATGGGTGCTCTCTCCGTACTGTGTGTGAGTGGGCCTGGGCCTGGCCGGGCAAAGCAGTTGAGCCCCAATCCCGCTTTGCGGGATTGGGGCTCGGGTAGATCTACTACGCTGCCTCGGACTGATCCAGCACGCTGGCGTGCTGCTTGTAGTACGCCACGCGGGCCTTGATGAAGCTCTGCAGCTCCTTGGTGTAGAGCTCGTTGATGCCCTCGGCTTCGGCCGCGTCGATGCCCATGCCGGTGAGCTTGCCCAGCGCCACGTTCTTGATGTAGCGCTTGATGTCCCCCTTGGTGCGGCGGATCACGTCGTCGAACAGGCGCAGCCCGAACTCGGGCTCGAGCAGGTCGAAGGCGGTTTCCCCGTCGTCGGTCTCGGCGTCGAAGCTGCCGATGGTGTCCAGCAGGTCCTGCTCCAGCCCCTGCCACTGCTTGGCCTGGCGCTCCCGATCGCTGGCGATGGCCTGGTCCGCTTCCTTCTGGGTCAGGGTGCCGCTGGCGACCAGTCGATTGAAGCTGTCGATCGTGGCCTGGTTCGGCTTGCCCGCCTTCGGGTCGCAGAAGAACGCGACCTGGTTCTTGTAGGTCGAGGGCAGGTTGAACGCCTTCCACGTCTCGAGCCGGACGTTGTAGTCGGCCACGGATTCGCCCTTGCGCTGTGGGGGCTCCTCCACCAGTGCCCGCACTTCGTGGTACGCCTGCTTGCGGATCACGTCGCAGAGCTCCGCCTTCTGCAGCGGATCCATCTTGACCGTGTAGCCCTGCTCGTCACGGTTCTCGTCGTTGGCTTCGCGCTCGGCGACATCGTTGTCGTCTTCGGCCCGCTCGTCGAGCGTGGGCTCGTCCGACGCGCTCTTCACGCCGGTCAGGTGCATCTTGGTGTTGATCACCGCCCAGAGGGCTGCGACCGAGCCGATGTTGCGCAGCACGAACTTGGCTACGTCCGTGTGCAGCTCGTTTGCTGCTTGAAAGGGATTCATGATTCGAATGGTCCTTGGGTTATGAATCGGAGTCGTCGTAAGGATCCAGCCCTGCTTGCTTGCGTTCGTACAGATCCGCAGGGTCGGCACAATGGCTGATGCTCCAGCCAATCAGGATAAGCAAAAGCTTCAAGCGTTCATGTTGCTGCTGCTCGTACCAGGACTCGTCTGGTGGGTCCATCTACCTCCTTTCGCTGCTCCACTCTCGGAGCCCGAACGCTCACCCAATTCTTGATGCTTGGGCTTGGCGTCACGCCGGGTCGTACTGCGGCACCCATGCGGGTGCGGGGATCACTTCCTCGAGCTCACTCTGTGTGAGCTTGTTGGCGCAGGTGAGGCAGATGTGCGCGGTGTAGTCCTTGGTGTAGCCGAGGTTCTGCGGGAAGCGCACGAAGTCGTTGCAGGTGTGGCAGTGCTCCCACTGCTGGCCATCTTTGTCGATGACGCCGCTCATGGCTTGCTCTTGCGGTCCTTGATGCTGCGCACGACTGCGGCACTCAGTGCGACGATGCCGAGTGCGAGGCCCGCGCCGAGGAGTCCGAGCCAGCATTCCACGATCACGCGCATCATGCGGCGCTCCCTTTGGCGATCAGCGCTTCGCCGATCTCCACCATCTGGTGCTGGCTGAGCTTGTAGGTCAGGGTCTCGAGGATTTGCTTGGTGCTGAGCCACTCGAGGCAGTGGCTCATGGTGTCCATCATCTGGTCGCTCGGATGCTGCTGTTCCATGCCGCTCTTGTGGAATGCGGACTTGGTGGTCATCGTTCATTCTCCATGTGGTGGTAACTCCATGGAAAAAGCGCCAACGTCTGGCGACGTTGGCGCTTGGTTACGCTTCCTCTCTGGGCTGCATCATCCGTTCGAGGATCGATTCCTCTTCGGCGTGCATGGCGTTGAGCGTGCCCAGGTTGTGCTTGAGCAGGTCCTGGAAGCCCGCGAGCAGCTGCTCGAGGTCGCCGCTGACTTCGTAGTCGCGGGCCCGATAGCTGAATGCCTTGTCGGCACCGGGCGGCGCGAACGGCCGCTCGAGAGTGAACTCGAGGTTGTCAAAAGCGAGGTGGAATTTCATACGAATCTCCGAAGCATGAGTGGGAAGATGAGACCGGCGAGCATTGCGCAGATCATTGCCGCGAAGCCTCCGGCCATGGTGCCGCCGTGCAAGCGAAACACGAGCATGAATACGACGACGTCGATGATCAGGCTGACCCAGCTGCCATGCAGCAGCTTGTAGAGCATGATGGCGATGCCTGCGAACATCAGGATGCCGTAGAAGATCGGCATCAGATCGAAGTGGCTGAGCAGTACGTTCATGATTTCTCCGAGTGAATGACGCACCAACGCTCACCCAATTACTGTGTGTGAGCTTGCCAGGCTGTGGCAGCGAAAAAGCACCAAGCGCCGGAGTCGCCTGGTGCTTTTTGCTTACTCGAGCCTGAGGGCTACAGTTGTGATTGTGTAGCGGCTTGCCACGTCGTACTGCTTTACGGGCTTGCAGTCGGCGAGTTGCTTGGCGATCCAGAGGCACGCGGCTTCGCGCGTTTTAAAGACGATCTTGGGATCGAGGGACGGACCGTCATAGTCGCTACGGTCAACGGATATAAGCCAGCCGTTTGGGTCGAACATGAATGCTCCATGCTTGCGTGCCACGGATTGGGCACATGAGAAAAGCGCCAAGCCCGCGTAGCGGGCCTGGCGCTTTTCGTTCTACGGCTACGACTTCTTCTTCAGCGCTGCGAGCATCGCCCTGACGCTGGTCGCGGGCTCAGCCTTCGCAGGCCACTGATTCATGAAGGCGAAGAAGTGATCCTTGCCCTCGGGCCGTCGCAGATTCCACACGCGATCGCCGCAGCGCAGCTCGATGCGCGTCTCGCCGTGCAGCGTAGCGACGAGTGCGAGCGGCTTCGCTTTCTCGTTGTCGCCGGGCGCGTACATCGAGCCGACGAGGTTGCCGTTGTCGTCGAGCGTGCCGAGACGGCCCTTGCTCTCACCAGCGCTCGTACGCATGAGCACGTCGAGACCGGCGATCGTGAGGAACGCGGTGAAACCGTCAGCGAAACCGTCGCGTGCGGAGGGCTCTTGACCTTCGTTATTCGAACGCATAAACCTATCCATTTTTCGAAGTCCTATCGATTGAGCCGCAGTGCGCATGCACCGCGCCGCTCACATGCGATCACCCAACCGCTGCGACATATGCACGTGCATGCATGCACCGTGCGCCGCGTGCATATCACGCGGTGCGTGATATGAGGCACGCTGTGTCGAGTTGCCAGGCGACCACATGCGAAAAGCTGCAACGCACGTGAGTGCGTTGCAGCTGGGTACTACTTGCTCAGGTAGTAAGCCTTGAGCGCGGCGATGCGATCATCGCGCTGTTTGCGCGCATGCGCGACGATGTCATCGTCGAGACCGAGCATGATGCCGCGCACGACAGCGCAGTCACCGGTTTGAACCGCGACCATGACGCGCTTCGGCGCATCTTCGAGGAACGAGGGAGTAACGAGAACGTCGGACATTGCAAGCCCCTAGGCTGAGCAGCGAGAGTGCTGCACAAGCAATCCCCCAACACAGGCCGTGGAGTAAGCATGCTTCTGCGTGGACGCGAAGCGAAACCGAAGTGGGGTGGGACGGAGGCACGGAGAGGGGGGAGGCCGTACTCGAAGCTCAAAGACCAAAAAAATAAAAAATTCGAAGCTCAAAGACCAAAAAAATAAAAAATTCGAAGCTCAAAGACCAAAAAAATTGGGACTGGGGGCCACGAACCTCAGGCTTATCCCTTGGCACGCGTTTTAAGTCCGCTTCTTTGCCAGGTACGCCACGACCCAAGTTCAGTCAGCTCGACTTACAATCGCCCGATGCGTAAATCCAGTCCGCGCGCCGTCACGCACGTCAAGGCCGTAGTGGAGAACACCGATCCGCTGCATTACCTGACCGATCAGCAGCGGATTTTCGTCGAAGCGATCGTCAAGGGACAGGTGCCCAACCTGGCCGCGCGCAAGGCGGGGTATAAGTGGCCCGACACGGATTGCTACCGCTGCCTCAAGGTGCCGAAGATCGGCGCCGCAATTCGCTTTTTGCACGCCCGCTACGCCCAGGCGGCGCAGATGACGCGCAAAAAGGTCATGGATGGGCTGCTCGAGGCGATCGAATTGGCCAAAATCCAGGCTGAACCGGCGACTATGGTCGCGGGATGGCGCGAAATTGGCAAAATGTGCGGTTATTACGCGCCCGAAGTGCGCAAAATCGACATTTCGATCACCTCCCGGCGCGTGGTGGAGCAGCTGGAGACCCTGACCGACGACGAACTGCTGAAAATGGTGGACGACAATGCCGTTCAAATCGAAGGTCAAGCCGTCCAGGTCCTCGACACCCTCCAAAGCGCCTCCGACAGCGCTATCAGCGCTGAATTTGGCTACTCCGGAGCTGCAAAATGAGCTGGCGAAGCGAATTCTGGCCCGCCGCGGGCTGATTCACTTCACCAAGCGCTTCTATCCGGCCTATCAGCCGGGTTGGCTGCATCAGGACATCGCCAAGCGGCTGGAAACCTTCCAGCGCGCGGTGGAAGCGCAGCAATCGCCCCGCTTGATGCTCCTGGTGCCCCCGCGGCACGGGAAAAGTGAGCTGGCGAGCATCCGCTTCCCCGCGTTCGTGCTCGGCCACCACCCGGAGTGGGAGGTGATCAACTGCGGCTACAACCTGGACCTGCCGATGAAGTTCTCGCGCAAGGTGCGCGAGATCGTGCGCGATCCGGGCTACGCCCCACTCTTTCCCACTTCGCTCCTCGACCCGGAGAGTCAGAGCGCCGAGGCGTGGAATACGACCGCGGGCGGCGGCTTCACCGCGGCGGGCGTGGGCGGCGGCATCGTGGGCAA